TAAAATTTCTAGCGTATCACCGGTCTGGCTGTAGCGGGAAACGTCATCATATTCGCCAATTTTCGAATATAGGGCAGCACCGACAACACCAGCCGCACTAGTGCCAGCAGTCCCATCACGCCTAATCGTTCGAGCCGTAGTCGAGCACGTAACAGTCCACTGGTTGTATGTGTTCGCTGTAGTAAACCCAGAAACATACCCTTGTTGCCCGTAAACATTGCCGTTCGTGTAATAAAAAAACAACGGGTAGGCGGGGTTAGCACCCGCTAAAGTGGACAAAAAAACTGTATCGCTAGACGACCGAACTACTAAAAAAACAGTGGCCGGATTTGACTGCCAATTCGAAAAGGTCATGTTGTCATTCACGCCATCAAAACGCACAACATTCCGCCCATTTTGTATAGCCAATTTTAAAACTGGCTTTTTTGTGCCATCGGTTTGCAAGGCATTCCGGCTGTTGCCTGACTTGTCCTTCCACCCGCCAACAACATCTCCATCAGCCACAGCCAGTGTAGTTAGCCCGGAATCTGTGTATAGGGTAGAATCATCAGCAGCATCAACCCAGAATTGTAAACCTGTTATCGATAAAGGTGAAAACAAGTTGCGTGACAAATTAAACCCACTCACCCCCAAACCAATCCCAGTACCAATCATCTCACACCCCCGGCTAGTGCCTATGCTCAGTAGATCACGCATTGGCCACCCATGATCAGTAGAGGTTGATGATGCTGGTAGCTGTGGTGCTGGTGCTTTTCACCCGGCTAACCCGAATAGGCAGAATGCTTCCACCTGGCACAGCCGTAAAGGTTACATCACCACCACCGGCCATAGTTACCACGATGTTCCCAGCCCCGCCAACATAGAGCGCCCGGCTGTTAAATGCCAAGTCGGTTGAGTCGCTCGGTGTCACCGCTGTGGCGTTATCCGCTGGACTCGTCAAGCCTTCTACAAAACTACTATGCTGATCTGGCATTCTAGTACTCCTCTACTACTGCGATTACATCCGTTTGCTTCGCTGCCGTCATCGTTGCTAGGCAGCCAACCTTTAAGATGTGGCCATTTTTTAACGGCAATATGGTTCTGTTATTGAGATCCCTTGGCAGTCCTGGCAACAGGCTAGAGCCAAGAATATCCACGCTAGCCACCGCCCCATCTGTGCCGCTGGCTAGAGCCACACGCACGGTGCCTAAAAGGAAATCGGTTGTGCCATCGCTGATGGCAACCTTCAGATTTACTGCTGCCGTATCAGTGGTGGTAGCTGTGATGCTTTTAACCACGGCATCATCTGTGGTGGCTGTGTATAGGGTGACAAAAGTGGTGGTGTCTGTGCTGGTTAGGCGCTTGCCTAGCACATTTATTTCTTGGGTGAAATTTAAGTTAGTGCTCTTGGCCATCTATCTATCCTCGGTTGCTGTTTTCGTGCTGTGACATGAGTGACAAAGCGGCTGCAGATTTTGCGGGTCAAGCCGCGCGCCGCCTTTGCGAATCGGCGTGATGTGATCCACCTGGCTAGCGCCTTGGCCACACTTCACGCAGAGCGGTGAGCGCCGCAGAACCATCAGCCGCAAATTCTGCCAGGTGCGGTCGTAGCCTCTGGCGTGTGCGCTCTCGCGTGGTATCTCGGCCTTTGGCACGATTAGCCTGGCGTGCGGTGGGCGATGCTGCGGGATGCGGTTGGCCATGCATTCAGTCTGCTAGATGCCCAGCACGATCAGCCAATATCCAGCCGGGTGATGCGGATGATGTCGCCGTCAGACCTTGGCACCTGCTGGCTGGCCTCGATGATTTCGGAGTACAAGAATAGCTCTTGCTGTCTGCTGGTCACACTGTCCACGAATGAATCATCTCGGTGCCACAGGCCGTGTAGCGCTTGATGCCTGCGCTGAAGTGCGGCCAGTCTGGCTCGGCTCTTAGGTAGTGCATGGCTGGCACGCGGTGGCGCTGGCGGCTCGCCGTAAATTTCTGGTGCCAGTATCTCGCACACATCTGCCAGCATTTCTGCCGGCATGTTTGGCACCTTGATGATTAGCTGCTCGATGGCAAGCTCGATGCGCCATAGCCTCTGCTGCTGTTCTCGTAGTAGTTTGCCAAGCCAGATGATGGCTGGTTCTGGTAGTAGGCGCTCATCTTTGATTTGCTCGATGCGCTTCGCTACTTCAGCGCGGTCGATGTGTGCCATGTCAGAATGCAGGCCGGGAACTACAGCGACGATGCCTTCCGAATTCTCAACCTCACTTGGTTCGATTGCAGGCGCTCCTGCTGAAACTGCACCACCACACGCCTGATGTGTTGCGTGCTGTCGTCCGCCAGCACTGAGCGATGGACTAGGAAATCCAACAGCGGCTTGACAATGTTGTCGAGGTCGCGCTGCCGGTACTGCGGACCAGGGAATAGATCGATCTCGACACAAACCGGGTACGCGCTCCATGGTCTGAGGCCTCCAGCCTGAATGAATGCCAGATCAGCCTCCTGCTGCCACCGTTTGTAGCCGGTCGAGCGGTAGACTCTGCCCCGCCCGCTGCGGTACATATTGTTCACACTAGGCGGCGCAGGCAGCCACAGCTCTAAGCACTTTACCACTCCAGATCCTCTGCGTCACGCTCGATCAGATCCTCGTTGAGGTTGTCGTTTTCAGCGTTCAGCCTTTCGATCTCAGCTAGCAGATCCTGCAGCACCTTGCGCAGCTCCGGGTCTGGGTAATACTGGGCGCGGCACTGGATGTCCAGTAACCGCGCCCTGCTCATGGCTGGTAGTTCGTCCATGTTTAACCTCATGTTTGTGGCATGATAAGCGTGTAAATCTTGCCAGCCGATAAAGTAACCGGACCATTGCCGCGAGTCTGAAATACAACCTCTTCCTCTTCGTCGAATGCCTCCAGCGCCTCAAGAAGAAACACCGGGTTAAGACTGACATGCGCTTTGCCTTCGCCTGCGAAAAACGCAGTGATCTGGCTACTGCCAGCGGTCGCAGACCTGCCACCTAAAACCATCGAAGCACCAGCCGGACCAGTGGCACCGAGCTGCACATCGAGGCGCAAGCTCTCCCGGTCAACCATCACCTGTGCCTGGCGAACTGCCCGAGCCAACTCAGCGGGTGCAAATCCTCGCCATGCCGTGCCTGAATCCTTTGGGATGATCGATTGGTAATCAGGGAACTTACCCTCGACCAGCAAGGTTTTCATTTTGAAGCCATCGTTGGTGGACAATGTCATGCCACGCTTTGAGAAAACCAGCCGAACAACTCCAGTAAAATTCCCGGCCATTCGCCAGGCACTGGCTGGAACAACAGCGGAAATCACTCCGGCAAACTCAGCCTGCTTGGTCGCCTTGGCCAGCCGCCTGCCATCCGTAGCTACGAAGTCCAGCGTGTTATTCTGCCCAGAAATAAACACGCCCATCATGGTGAAACGCGCAAGGTCCTTTGCTGCTGCGTAACTGGTAGACGCAATTGCCCTGGTCAACTCCTCGCCTTCGATGCGCACCTCAACGCCAGTCAGTTGCTCGCAAATTGGGAACGCGGCACAATCCTGCAACGGCAACTCGAACCGAGCGCCACCAGCAGCAACCGCCAAAACCTTATCCTCGATGATGAACTCAACCTGAGCGCAATCGCTGCGCTTCAGGATCTCAGCCAGCCTCGAAGCGCTAACCAGCACCTTAAACTCTTCGTTGCTGTCGCCCTCGATCAGGCAGCGTAGGTGCTGCTCTTGATTAGTGCACTCCAGGGAAATGACCAAAGGCTTCACATCAATCAGCACACAGGTCAGCACTGGCCGGTTAGTATCTCGGCCAACAGCCGGCATAACTCGCATCAGTGCACTCAGTAAATTCGCCCGATTAAACTTCATCACTCGCCCTCCCATTCCAGCCCTAGGAACGCCTGCAGAACCCCCCGCAAACGCTCCACTTCACCAACCAACCTCACCACTGCGGTGAGTGCCTCGTCTAGCTCGCCGATTTCATCAGTCGGTCGAGCCTTGATTTGTGCAAGCTCTTTAAGCCGGCCCGCTGCCCACGCCTTCAGTTCCGCCAGATGTGCCGGGTCGTCGCCTTGGTATCTCACGTCTGACTAGCTCCCGTGCGGCTTCGATTTCCTTCTGACTTCTGCATAGCCACTGGTCGATAGTTCGCATGTGCGACATATTCGGCCAGTCCACTCGCATCCTCTCGCCAGAATCTTTAATCAGGTTCGCTGCGTTGATTAAGTGGGTCACTATCTGCTCGTAGTTCTGGTACTCCATTGCGTCCCTCCAGCGCCGCAAGTAATTGCTTGATCACCGGGTGCCGGTCAGGACACAGCCCATAGTGCCGTGCCAAATTGCGTAGCGTTTCGACTTCACCCATTTTTTTTAGCCAGCTTCATGCGTTTTAATCGTCCACGCTCGCCGGACAGTTTGCGCTCGTGTAGCAACTGGTAACTGCACTGGCAGCAGTAAAGATTTCTATTCAGGTTGTACTGCTGAGCCCCGCCGCCGCAGCGGTGGCATTTGGTTGTTTGGATCAATTCCCCTGGCATCATGCTGGCGACCTTGCGGCGTGCAATTGTCAGGTGCTGGCAGATGCGCTGGTGGCTCACGCCGTAATGGTCAGCAATTTCACGAATGGTGTAATCCTCTGCCAAGCGTTTCAAAATATCGGCCTCTTGCGGCGTGCAAAACTCTAGTGCCTGCTTGGTCACCATGGCAGCATCAAGCCCATTCCAGTTATGATCTTCGCCCTGCATATCCAGCAAACTAACCTCTGCATCAAGCGAGTACTTAATAACTCTGCCCCTTTTTCCACGCTTGTGGTAGTCGTTGAGATGGCCACGCCGCCGGTAGACAAAGTGATCTAGCACAGTAGACAATTTGCCACGCGCCGGGTCGTGATACTGCACAGCTCGCACCAGCTCGACCATCACCTCGCTCTGCCAATCGTCCTGGTCCATGCCTAGCGGTGGCCCATATTTTCGGCACATAAAAAAGACCAGCCGCAAGTTTTCCTCGACCATTAACTTCTGCTCAGCGGTCAAAGGCTTAGTCGGCTTCTTCTGGTTCGTCTGTTTCACCTGCGTCGTCACAGTCCGCCTCCACCTCGGCCATTTCTGAACACACATCTAGGTGAGTGGCTAACACTCGAGCTTGCTGATGCGTCATAAGAAAGCAGGCAGTTTCCTGACCGTCTCTCAGCAGTGTCATCAGCACCTGCCCTGGCTGCAGTGTGTCCACTGTGGTCACAACTTCTAGAAGGCCTTCGTCCACTCGCAAACTCATCCGCTCAGCCATGGTGCGCCCTCCCCTGGGGAATAAATATTTTGGCCACCTCTAGTCACGAAGCGCACGCTCGGCCCACTCCGGGTAAAACGTCTGACCTCGGCATTCGATGGCTGTGTAGGTGCGAATGAACTCCCGCAGGCGTTCCACTTGAGCGGTAAGATTGGCGATTTTTTCTGCCATGATTTGCTCTGGATGTTGCTCGTTCATTGGTTGACCCACATGTGTTTGCTGAAATGCCTAACCGCCTGCATCGCCACCACTCGACCATTTGCCCCGGTGTAAACGCCCACTACCCGAGAGTTGACCATTGCCCGCCATTTGGTTGGTTGCCCTTTGCGTATCGGCGCAACTGTGCCAAGGATTTTGCCTTGGTAAACCCATGCGTATTCGTGACCGAATTGGTGTGGGTATCTTTCAACTTCTGGTTGCATTACTACCTCTTGCTAATTTGTTTTTGGCCCACCCAGCCATTTCCTCATCTAGAAAATCGACAACTTCAACAACGAAGAGAATCCATTCGATTGGATTCAGCATTATTCGCCTACCGGCATCGGCTCCACCGATTTGCCAGCACACATTGACTTCTCGCCGATGTCAAACGGACCTATCCACTGGTAAGGCGTGTTGTACTCATTCGCAAGCCGGCACCATTTGCTCGGGTCGTAGGTGACGATGTTGAAAAAAATCGACTTCGACTCATCGGCCTTTCCGAAACACCAGCGAACGACAAAATCTTCGCCGACAGCGTCTTCAGGCGGTACTTCCTGCGGGTACTGTTTCCACTGAAGCTGAGGCTTTTGTGCACGCCTGATCGCCATTTCCTTCGCAAACATGGCGTTAGCAAACCAGCCGATTAGCCACCCTTCGTCCATTGGCGAATAGCCGAGTTGCTGGGCTACTTTGTTGAATTCGCTCGCCCATACGGCAGCATCTGTTGTTGCGTGCAAGTCTAGTTCACTCATCACTCACCTCCTGGTATCGGGCTTGCAGCTTTTGGCTTGCATAGTTCAGACTGATTGATTCCATTCGTAATCGTTTTTTCTAATTGATTGAACCATTGCTTCCACCAGATAAATTGACATCCAGCCAAAACAATTGCAGCAAATAATATGACTAAACAGTAGCCATTAAACTTTTTCATCACGCCTCCCCCAGCACTTCCCACAATTCATAATCAGCAGCGCTCAGCCTGATCTTCGGGTCATCTTTAACCATCTGCAGACTGCGCTGCTGGTGCGCCTCGATGGCTGACCACAGCCGCTCAATTTCCTCTTCGCAGCACTCACGCACCATGGCCATCAGGTCGGCCAAGATCTGATCTGCTCGCGCCTTCTGCTCATCCGTCAACATTTTGATACCTCCTGATGATTGCCTCGACTGTGTTCTTCCAACTCGCCTGCCCGTGCTCCTGTTCATAGGTCGCCATTTCGGCTGCCACCTCTACTCGGCGCAATTCCTGATGCGTCTGCCAGTGCGGGTTTCTGCACTCGTATTCAGTGAAGCTCATCACCTGCTTCGGGTCTGGCTGTGCATTCGTCCAGCGCCCATGCACATGCCGGCCCAAGCCACAGTCACAGGTGACCGCCATGGTGCGCCGAGGCTTCAGCCATTCCGGCCCGGACACATACTCAACATGCGGCAGACCGATCACCCAGCCACAGTCACCGCAGCGGTGGCAGCGGATAGGCTTGGTCAGTTCAGCCAGGCGAGACCTCTCGTTAGCCTCGCGGATGGACAGATCCTGCCGCCGTAGCTCACTGCGCAGCGCTTCCAAAAACTGGGTGGGAAACTGCGGCACAGGGTTGTGCCTGCTGATTGCCTGAAGCGCAGACACTAGCTCCGAGTTGCTCCGGCCCTCGGCATGGAACAGCACCGCCCAAGTGCCGAGTGTCCGCTGCCACTCTGGTGAGTTGGCACCAAACAGCGCCGCAAACAGATCCGACCACCGCGTAGTGCTCAGCCGCTCCAAAACCGCAGTACTACCCATGCCGCACCTCCAGACGCTGAACGCCGTGATTGGGTTTAACTTCGCCGTAAATTTCTGCCGCTAGATCAGCCGGCATCATCTCGCTCGCTAATGGCTTTAATTTGCGTTCTGGCGCACGATCAAAAAATGTGGGAGCTTTGGTCGGCTTTGGTGTGTTCGTCGCTCTAGAGAGCCAATTAACGAGGAATGATGGCATGCCGGTCGCTGTCTTGCGGCGCTCTGGGTTGGCTAGCACCCATGTCATTGCCTTTTGACATTCAAAAAAAACATCGAGGCCAGTGTAGACCTGTGACCAGGCATCAACCTGCTGCTGGCGCAGGTGAAACTTGTTAGTTTTTCCATCGGTTGGAAATGTCAGCACGATGTTTGAGGTATCAGCGGGAGCTTTTTCCTTATGTTTCTTATTATTCTTTTCTTTCTCTATCTCTAGGCCCGCAGAAGTTCCGCTCGGATGCGGACAAGATGCGGACATTTTGCGGACATCATTTTTGCGCTTGGATTCTGATGCTCGGCGTTTAGCTGAAGCGCCGTTATGTGCTAGGTAGTTAACGAGTTGCAGCCCTTCTGGTGTGTCAACTATCCAGCCCACTTGCTGCAGCTCTTGCGTCAGATTTGGCGTTTCTGTCATGCGATCCAGCGCACCTGCAGTCATGTTCCGCAGCAAATCGCCATCCGCGTGACTGTCTGCGACGCTCCACAGGTGAACAAGTGCGCCCAATACGTGGACACTAGGCAGACACAATGCGGACGCAATGCGGACAACATGCGGATGCGTTGCCAAGTGCGTGCGGACCTTGATCCAGTTCATGGGTTTTTCCTCAAAACCTTGCCACAATTCCAAAGCTGGAAAAGACCAGGCAAAACTTCTCAGCATTCCCGCCCACATAAACGCAGACCTGCCCCTGCACTGGTGTGTTGGCCGGCTTGCCGTTTCTGTCGTTGAACTTAATGCGGCCTCGAACAAAGCAGATAGCTGTGGCCACTAAAGCTATTTCATGGAACCACTGCGTATCGGTTGCGTTGTTCACCAGAACAATTGCTTGGGATAGGTTGGCTGTTTCCTCGACCAGCTTGGCCGCAAACAATCCGACAGACTCCTTGGAGTACGGCGGGTTGAGCCATACATTCCCATGCCATTCTTTGTTAAGCCCGTTGTCATCTATCGTGAAGTACTGGCCAGCCTGAACCGTTTGCTGCGCCAGTTCACAGCTTGCCGGGTCCAAGTCAATGGAACCCATAACCGTGCGTGCTGCCTCAATAAATTTAGATGGCGTGTACCATTCGTTTTCCACGCTGTTGTGTGAAACATGGCAAGGTTCCGCAAGCTTCAGCAATCCAGCCTGGGTAACCTCGCGCTGCTCATCGTTGCATTCTCGGATGTATCCCTCGAACACATCCTCATCAACCTTGGCTTCTTTCTGCCAACGGGATGACTGCTTAAAAGAAACACCAAGTGATTGAAGTGTGGGTGCTGACATCATGTCAGGATCCTTGGGACTGTACTGATTTAATCCGTTGGCATCATCCATCCCAGCCAGCAATTCCCCGGCCCGCCTTTCAGCCCGGAGCTTTATTTCTGCTGCTGAATTAGCAGCTTCAAGGCTGTCTGATGCCGCCTTGATGTAAATACGCAACGCCTCGGCCTGATCCCTAATGCGCAAAACGTCATCAAGGTTCTTGGCGGATACCAATGCAAGCTTCGCCTGGCTTATCCTGGCCAATGTTGTTGTTTCAGTAGCCATGGCTAGCACCGAAAAATGGCAGGCATTGCTGTGTTGGTTTAAAATTCGGATCGTTTAAGGTTCCATTTGCCCATTGAGGTAGCAGCCATTCTTCGTGCTTGTCTTGAAATCCAAGCATTCGGACATGCTCAATAATCATGCCGCTTGGAAACTTTAGCTTCCCATTGGCATGTGTCCGCTTGTGGCATTCAGAGCAAAGCGTTTGAAGATCTCTCATTTCCTCGCAGAAAAGGTTTTCGTACGTCAGGTGATGGCATTCAAGGCTTAAATCTGTCTTGCAGGTTACGCAGCACCCGCCATCTTGTTGCCTTCTTGTTTCCCTTGTTTTTCGCCAATGGTCTGACTTGTAATAGGCATCCTGTATTTCCTTGGTCAACTTGAGTTTGGTGGGCAACTGGTCAATGTCATCTAATCGGTACGGGTTTTTAAAAGAGCCATCGCCAGAAATAATAAAGCCGTAACAATTGCGTAGCTGTTCGACAGTAGGCGCAAGCCTGCTGCCCTTGCCGAGGATTCCGCTAACTTCACATTCGGTTTTCCTAAGTTTTTCCCCTTGGCGAAGTTGGGCCAATATAAGTTTTTGGGCCTCAATCCTTTCATGGTGCGCTCTAGCTTCCATGTTCATGCGTATTCCACCTCCGAAAATAGAGACTTATTTTCGGCCTTGGCGTTCTTAAGATTTAAAGATGCCTGTTTCCAATAGCTTTCCTTAAGCTCACACCCAACAAACCGCCTGCCCATTTGAAGGGAAATAAATCCTTCTGAACCAATACCGGCAAATGGTGATAGGACAAGATCGCCAGGGTTGGACCACATCCGCAGTGCTCGGCGAATCACCTCAAGCTGCAGTGGGCAAATGTGCCGCTCGTCTTCTTCTTCGCGGCAGCTTCTGCGCTGCAATGTGTCCGATGCGTTAATGTCCATCCAAACAGGCGAAGCAAACTTCTGCCATTCAGCAACGGGAAACTCTTCAGGCTTGTGGCTCACAGGGTTAGCGTTTACGCCTGGCTTACGGCAGACAACCAGATAGTCCGGTATGCCTTGCCGGCTAATGGTCGAGTCTTTTTTTAGTTGCTTCCACAGCAGACCAATAGCTTTGGTTCTCTGCATTGCTGTGACTGGGTCTTTCCAGATGCAGACTTCGCTGTGATAAATCCAGCCTTCTTCCACATGGATGCGAATGAGCTCGCCGCGAAAATCACGCAGGCCGATTTCGCCATGGTGCGCCTTGCTGCTTGGTAGCAGCATGCAATGAAACGCCGTCAACCTTCCCGGCTTGGTGACGCGATACAGATTGCGCACCAAGAATCGGTACTGTTCCAAAAACTCATCGTCTGTCTTGGTGTTACCCATGTCCCGAGGCGATGCGCTGTAAGTGTACAGGCTCGCAAATGGTGGAGAGTACACCGAGAAATCAATAGAATCGCTGGCCATTTCCGCTGTCTCTTCGACGCAATCGCCAAGCCTCATTTGCCATCCTTCGCCTGATTCAACCTGTCGCTTGTATTCCACCTGAATACTCCTCCCATCTTTAAGTTCATCCGTGACAAAAACCGATGCTTCCGCAATCATGCGGTCGGCCATTTCTTTAGCCTGCTTGTCTTTGCGCTCAATGTTTGCAACCACATTCCCTTCAATGTCAGCCGCCACAAACCACACATCGACATGCTTCTTCTGGCCAAAGCGCCAACATCGGCGGATGGCTTGGTAAACCTGTTCCCATGAATCATTTAGACCGACAAAAACCATCTTGTGGCAGTGCTGCCAATTAAGGCCAAAGCCGCACATAGATGGCTTGCCAATTAGGATGCGAATTTCTCCGCTCGCAAACTCGCGTAGGATACGCTCTTTGGTTTCTTCGTTCTGGTCGCCACGCAATTCAACCGAACCGGGAATGGCTTCCGCCAATGCTTGGCTTTCACTGTTAAGGTGGCACCAGATCACCCAGTGGCTAGCAGTGTCAGATTGAGAAACAATCTTGGCGGCTTCGGTCACTCTCCTATCCACGGTCTTGCGCTTGGCAGCCAACCTTTCCTGTAGGGTTGCCGCTTCTATTACAAACAATTCGCCAGGCAGAACGCTGTTGCTAGTGATGGTTGCCAAATGCTGACGCAGTTCAGGCAGCTTGTGGCGTGAACCATCAAAACCAATATCTTCAGGCGATTGAAGCAGGCATGCCCAGGAGCAGACCCACTTCCAGAACGCTGTGGTGGCGTGCCCCTTTAGCCTCCACTTCTGAGTTTCCCCGCCGTCATGAACAAAATAGGTAGCCAGCATTTCTGCGCGGGTGCAAACACCTAAAAACTCGGCATGGCTGGCAAGCTCCATCCAGTCGTTGGGTGCTGGTGTTGCTGTGCTGGCAAGTCGGTAATCAATGCCATCGGCAAATCCGATTAGCTCAGCCTTGGTCGCGCCATCGTGGTGCTTGATAATGCTCGACTCATCAAGAACAAGTCCTGACCATTCCTCATTTCTGACCATGTGCAGCTTGGCGTAATTGGTCACATAGATGCCTGGTCCACCAATGTCCTGCGGCCCGCGTATCTTGGTTACATTTATGCCGAACCGCTCACCTTCACTAACAATCTGGTCTGACACAGCCAGCGGTGCCAGAACTAGAACGCGCCACTTTGACCATCGCTGCACATTCTCGGCCCATGCCAACTCCATTAGCGTTTTGCCCAATCCAGTCCCTGCAAAGATGCATGCTCGGCCTTTCCGCAAAGCCCAACGAATGATGGCTTGCTGATAGTCGAAAGCTTCGGAAGGCATGAAGCTTTCCAGAATCTGATTAAATGTGACCGACCGATCCTTTGATGCAATGAATTCCAAGTACTCAGACATGAGTTCCCCCTTACCCCCAATGGGTCTGCGCTTTTTAGATTGTTTCAACCTTGCTAGTTTTTCTGTCCGCTGACCCAGACTTCCCAGCACTCTTTGCAGACTGGCCTGCTGTTAATAAACGGGCCCATCTCGACCAGATACCGCTGGTCTATCAGCGTTGCGACCTGCCGCCAGCGCCGCCAGTTGCCCCCGACAACGCCACGCCCGCAGTGCGAGCACACTCGCAGGCGCAGCGCCGAGGGCAGATAGAACGATCTGCACTCAGCGATGTCTGGGCTTGTTTCATCGGTCCAATATTCTGACCGATCAGCTTTTAGATCAGCCATTGGCCGGCTCCGCATCACCGCTGAACGGGTCGTAGTTATCGTCTGACTGCTGCGCTACTTGCTGAGTCAGACCACCGCCTTTAAGAAACTCGATGACAGCCGATGCGCCCTTTTTGTCCAGCTTGTCGCTTGGGCCAAATCGAGTAACCAGTTCGGCCAAATCTCCACCGTCCAAGTCTCTGGTCAGTGCCTTTAACATTCCGCGCTGCTTTGGCGTGATCAGGTTGTAGTCAGCAGGCTGCCTGTCCATCGGGTGGCGAACTGGTGGCATATCCTCGACCGGCTCGGTGTGAGCAACCTCGACCGGGATTTCTTCAGCAGGCGTAGTGCTCAGGCTGGCATCGATCAGCGGCACCAAGAATGCCAGAGCAGAACGGCAAGCTCGGCTGGTGGCCCTGGTCTGCGCCATTGCACGGCGTGCATACCGAGGCCGATTAGCCCAAGTGCGCTCGTCGGTGCCCACATAGCCTTCCGCCCTGGCGATTATCTCGCCATCGACCAACCGCACCAGACTGCACACCGCCCGGCAGTCGCCGTTTTCCAACTCGCTCACCTCATCGATGCGCGGACTGTATCCAGACAAGTTGGCCAGCGCTTGCCAGCCTTCGGCTTGTATGTATTTTTTGCCCTGCAGCATCACGCTGCATCTGAGCACGATTTCCCTACAGGCATTCGCCACGTTTTGATTGCGCAGCATGACATCACGCGGCTGAATCTCACCACCAACCGGCACCAACGCAGTACTCATCGCCGACCCCTCCCCTCGAAACACGCCAGAAAAATAGAAACCAACGCAAACACGCCCATCGAAATCACCAGGAGGATTGCTGCGATGTGACCAGCCATGTAAACCTCCCAAGAAAAAACACCGGGTGGACTGCCACTACCACCATTCCCCGGAACACAGGTAAACCGGGTTCTTATCTCGCTTCATGCGATGGCGTTTAGACGACGGTGTAGCTCTCAATACCTGCAGACGCAGACCCAAAGGCCGTTTGCCATCTGCGCAAATCCGCGCTCACGAGGCAGCAGGCGCCCACGGTAACAACAGTTGGCCTCGGCCTGTGCCTGTGTGGCACCCATGCCGATTCCCTCGTAGCCGTTGTAGCCACCAAAGTGCCGGAAGCGGCCAGTAGACACAATCAGCACGGCCACACCTTGTGCTGTGCTAGTGTCACCTGCTGCCTTGGCAACTGGCTTGGCTGTAGGTGTTGCCACTGTGACAGTCGCCCTGCGGTGAAACACACCGGCATCAGCCTGTGCGGCTACTGCAAAAGCGGCAGCGATAGTTAGAAATTTTTTCACTGTTCAAATCATCCTTGAAGGTGCTGCAGGTGGCGTGCCCTGCTGCGATACCAACGCCCCACGCCGGGTGTTCTCTAGTTGATCCTGGCACTGCTCAGTTGCAGCCAGTAGCCTGCGCACTGCTGACTCAATGCGCTGGTCGACAAACCATTCAGACCACATAGTGTCAGCCAATAACTGTTCGTAGCTCATGGTTATCGGCCCTCAGTCATCAGAGTTTTCGGCTCGGTAACATGCGCCGCAGATGTCGGCACCGTAGCCATAGGCTCCAGATAGGATTGCCCCGCAGCGCCAGCAGGAGTTGACCTGAACTTTTTTCGCTGGACTGTCACTGCTGGTGGTGCCACTATCCGCACCTTGCTCTTCGTCGGTGATGACTTCTCGATGTTCACCCAAATTTCCACTCCTCTATGCATGATTTTGAATGGCTCGCCTGTAGTCACTGTGATGCAGAGCATGATCTAACCTCCTGTTAGTTGCGGTAAAGCCGCGCCGTAATGTCGCAATCCGTTGCGGGTGAATAGCTGACCTGAACTTCGTAGCGCATGGCTGAGCATCCAGTGGATGCGGCCAGCAGAATCAGCAGAATGCCGGTGACGATTCTGCTCATGGTTAGCGCCCCTCTAGCTGGTCGATTCGCTGGCTGAGCGTTTCAACCTGGCTGATTAGTCTGCGTATCGCTGCGCTCATCTGGCGCTGTGTCAGGGTTACGCGTTCGCTTTTAAGTGAGGCGGCGTAGGTTTTTTTGCCGAGCATACGCTGCCACTTCCAGTAGCGGACGCGGCGCTCGGAAACTGATTCGCCATCTATTTCAAGAAAAATATCAGAACATATAGACATAGTTACACCACCAGAAACCTCGAGGAAATGAGGTCTTTTTAGCTTTTGTGGCTGGTAGGCTTAGGCTGCTAGATGATTTGGCGCAGCTAAAATTGACGGTGTGGCGCAATCGCATATACAATGAGAATGCCACCTGATCGGTGCGCAAGTTGAGGCCTCGGCCTTGGCGAGCTGGCAAGAGAATCTCACTTCTCTTGCCAGTTTTTTTATCGCCCTGGCTTTGACCGCTTGCCTTGGCTGGATCTTTTCCAGTGAGCTTCTAGGTCTTCCGGGTGCCAAATTCTTTTGGCTCCCAGCTTAGTGCCCTCTGGAAATTCACCAGCCGAAATCAGCCTCGAAAGAGTTCGCCGAGAAATGCCAGTTACCTGGCAGATGTCATCAGCGGAATACAGCCGAGGCAAATCGGCGTTAGTCAATACTGTCCCTCCATAACAAATAAAAACAAACACTGGCTGGTTTTGACTTGGTTATGGTACTGCACAAAAACCATAAATCAACTTGCCAAGTTTAAAATGACGTAAACCTTTCCTTGTCATCGGCTTGCCTACCCAAATACTTTGTCGATTTCACTGCGACTCCTGATAGGGCTTAGGTGCGCATAGTGCTTAGAAAGTACTCGCAGAGTTTTCCAACCGCCCATGCGCTGGACTAGTAAAACTGAAACGCCTTTTTCAAGCAGTTCTGTAGTGCCACCATGGCGCAGACTGTGAACCACGGCAATTCCTCGCTCTGTTTCATGCTCTATGCCAGAGGTCTTGAGGTCACGCCTAAACATGTGGTGGATATTTAGCCCGCTTATGCTGTGGAATAGTGGCACATTGGCAGGGCATTCATCAATCAACTGGCGCAAAGGTTCCACCAGCCGTTTAGGCACTGGCACTTGCTGAGTTATTTTGGTTTTGGCATGTTGCGCTCTGAGTAGAATAGACGAATCATCTTCGCCCAAATGCACATCCGATTTAGTCAAACTTAATAGCGCACCACGCCTGGCTAATGTCGCAAACGCCAGAGCGTAAAACAAACCGCGCGGCCATGGTGAATTGGCCTGAAGCAAATCTACTTCTGACCTAGTAAGTGGCCGCCGCACATATTTGGCGACATCTAATATTTTTGGAAACTCTGGAACCTTGCGTATCAGGTTGCCAGCCACCAGCCATTTCATGAAACCTTTGAGCTGGATGACTTTTTGAATCTTGCTGCCATTACTTAGCGGCAGACCATCAAGCCATTTCTCAATTTGCACGGCAGTCAATTTCTTCACCCCGGCTAGGGAATCGATTTTCAGTTGCGCCAGCGCCCCGGCCAGTCGTGCCTGCGCCTCACGCAGGTATACATCCGTACATGCCCTTGCTTTGAGCGCCCAGTATCTTGCAGTTAGAGCAGAAAATTTTTCGGTAGTAACAGTCGTAGCGCTGGAAATCCCGACAGAAATGCGCTCTTGCTCCGTGCGCAGCTTGTTTAGCAGCATCTCAGCTGCCATCTTGTCCCGGCACAATTTGACCAGCTTGGTGCTGCCGTCCGCCATGCGGAGGCTGGCATACCACTCAGGCCTGACAACCTTAGCCCGCCCAGTAGAGGTCAAGTCGCACCAAACATCCTTCCCAAAAACGGTTAACATCGCCTGGCCAACGCCTTTGCTCACGCGCTTTTTTGCGTCTGGTGGAACGTCTCTAGTATCGTGTTTGCGTTTCATGTGCCTCGCTCTGTGCCTACTGTATCGGCTCAGTATGGCCCAGCTTGTCCACAGATTGCAAGCGTTGTCTCGGTTTTTGTAGGTAATTTTTCACATGACCTAGATAACTAGGTGGTTTGAACAATACAGCAACTATGCGGTATCTTGATAAATTGCTGGGTTTTATTGCTGGTTTTTGGCCGTGTGCTCAGCTATGTGCCTGACTGAACCTGCTAAGCATCAGCGCTGCATCATCAGGCGCGTGAGGGTTGTGGCGTGTCCAATCTTTCAGGTGCCCAATATATAAGTGACAGTCTTGGCACAGTGTCATCAGATTGGCGGTATCTAGTTCGCGCGCCGGCTCGATGTGAAACGGAATGATGTGATGGACTTCAAGTTCTTTAGTAGTGCCACAGGCAGCGCAGTGCGGGTTGGCCCGGACAAAGGCTCTGCGCACAGCTGACCATTTTGGGGAACGAGCAGCGCCCCAGTATGCGCCAGCCGAGCGCAGTAACCTGTCCCAAATCATTTAGCCAAATGCTTCAGCAAAGCCGAGATTGCAAACTCAATAATGATTGCCCAAGGGATAAGCGCGAACGTCTTCGCCTCTGGCTCGGCCTGCTGGTCGAGTGCCGCCTGCAGCCCCTCGATCACCACAGTCTGGATTGGTGCCGGGTCTGCCAGCGCAGCGCCAACAGTTTTTGGCAGTGCAGCCATGCCGTAGCCGTAACCAACCACGGTAAGCACAGACTCAAATATCTCAACATCCCACTCGTGTTTGCCACGAGCAAAGTCCAGCAAATTGCGAATGCTTACAACAGGAAACTCTGTCGGAATTCTCAACGGGTCCATTCTTTTCTCCTTAGACAATCCAGTCGATTGTCTGATTCTTGGGAAATCCGGTGAACTGGCTGTATGCAAACGAGTCACGCGCTCGCAGCATGTTGTCAGCTACCTTCGCCTCAACCCACCAACCAGATGCCGGCCCACCTTCCGGTGCCGGCCCCGTGGTTGAATCTGCGCCCCAGCTATTCACAACAAACAGCCCGGGCCTTGTGCCTTTGCGGTAGCCAATAAACGCCATCGAGTGGCCCCAGTTGCCTGCAGCAGTGCAGAACCCTGCACTATCTCGGCTCATGCGGAATCCTTGGTTGCTGCAGACGTTAATGCCGAAACCTTGGCTAAGAGCAATGCAGGCATCTTCAAAGCTCGTCACTAGAGTGACCGACCCAACCGGGTTTTTTTTGGCAATTGCTTCCAACTCATTTGGACAGCCTGCACCTGGTGCGCCCCATTTGCGAGCGCGTGCGCCATCGTATTTTGTCAAGTCGTGTGAACCGTAGACATCCTGCGGAACCACGCCCCACAGGTTGATCCACTTGGCCGCCCATGCGCCAACGCTGCCATCGCCACGAATACGGCCACCGCCAACTTCAACACGGCTGCCAGCGTAAATCACTTCCATTGATGGCGTTCTTGGCTGTTCGTGATCGCCGCGTTTAATCTCGCTAATTTGCGTAAATAGCATGGCTGCCGAGGTGCCAAATGAAACGCAGGTGCCAACATTCCCCTGGTTGAAAATCGGCCACGGTTTGCCAGCTATTTCCTCGTACTCTTTCCAGCCGTAGACATGGTCTGGGATTTCGTCGAAGCTCACAGCGCCGGCATCAGTTGCGCCAAAGTTTGACCAGGGCAAATCTTGCACTACCTCGGTGACTGCCTCTTGATCATCTACCCAGCCTGTGGCGTATTCGGTCAGTTCCTCGCTCATTTCGCCAGCTCCTCTAATACATAGCCAAGTCGGCTGAAATAGCTGGCAGCCTTGCTGGCTAGCGCTGGAGTTAGTTGCGCCTGTGGCTGGTCGCCTAGCTGGCGAATGGTTTCTTGCGCTATGCGTTCCCTGATTGAGCGAATAGCTCCGGCTGGAACTACTTCGGCAGCGCTCGTCTTGATGCCGCCATAGAGCGTGCCGAGGTCGGCAAACTGGTCGACTGTCGCTGCTGCTCTGCGGTAGATTCCTGCCAGCGCTTTGACGTGCTTTTCCTTGTCCTGCTCTTGCAAGCCGCCGTAGATTCCGATTAGCGCATCGAGCAGTTTGTCTTTTTCTGGTGTTGGCGGTGCTGGTGGTATTGGCGCAGGCGGGAGATTGTCCGGCTTGCCACCACCTATAACCACCTTGCAGATCTGCGGTTCGCTCGGAATATCCCCAGCAGCGGTGTAGGCCAGCAGTCTGTAGGTGCCGGCTTTTGCGGCCACCACGACAGTCGCTTTTTGGTTGGCCAGCAGCGCTGCGGGGAAGACCGAAAGGCCTGAATCGATTGGATAGAATTTGACTTGTTTGTTATTTGTTTCAGCGATCACAGTGACAAACGCGGCCACTTCGCCTGTCACTTCGGCTGGGATCTTAAGATCTTGACCAGCCAATAGAATTAGCGCCCAAATCATTTATTCTCTCCGCAGGCAGGTAATGTCGTTTATTCTTGTGTGAATTTCTTTGATGCTTTCGGCAATTGTTTTGTTTGTTTGTTCGAGCGATTGCAGGAAATCAAAATGTCTGTCACGCAATGGAACTAACAGCTCCTTGCCTAGGTATTTGCCAGCAGTCCAAATGGCATAACCCATGCCTGCGATTATCACTGCAGGGAATCCGAGGTCACGCGCGGCAGTTATCCAGTCCATAGTGAATATCTCCTATTTCCCTCATTCTGAGGTAACAGGCTCACGAAGGTCAGCCAGCGACTTGGCCTTGGCTAGATAATGCTGGTAAATAGCCTCGGCTGGCAGGTTGTCGTGCGCGTGCATGCCGTTGCCGTGCTGCGGTGTGTAGAAACTGTTGGCGCTTGGATTTACTTTGCCTCGGCATCGATGCACAAACAGCGGCTCGGCATCTGGTCCCAGATGAATGAACGCTGGCCCAACCCATTTAGGCACCTGCTCGTAAATGGTGCGCCTGCGTTTGGTCCATGCCCAGGCAACTCGTGCTGGCCCCTTGTCGCCATAATCCCAGTGGTAGGTTAGGTCAGATAGTTCGTTGAGCTTGCTTGTAATCTGAGCCTCTTCCCACACCTTGCCTAGGTGGTAGAGATATTGGCCTGTTTCGATTGGTGGTGAATCATCACGCTCAACGCCCCAGCGCTCCCAGCGCGTCCATGGCTCAGCGTTGGCCAAGTCGGGATAGTGCACGCTGCCGGTCTGCTGGTAAAGGCTGCACTCGTAGAGAAGGTTGGGATCTCTCGCCGGGTAGCAGTCGGAGTCGAGCCAAAGCGGTTGCTCGATGCCTGAATGGAGCACAGCGTAAAGTTTGATTTCGAAGCCGTTGAGTATTCGGTACGGATTTAGTTTTCTGACTTCGTAGGCATCGACGCAGACCACATCTAGTTTGCGCAGCTCGTTAATCCAGAACTCGTCATACTCAGGCTCGCCGAGATACCAAGCTTGTATCGGATTTTTCCAGCCCATCTCACGGCAGATCGCCGCCATTGTCCAGGTGCCCGGCCAGTAGCGCCCGCCTCCACTGGTGACGATGCCGCGCTCGACGGCAAAATCCTGCTGGCTGCCGATTAGAGATTGGCGCAGTTCATCGATGATGCGATGCACCGCCTTGGTTTGGTTGCCGGTGTACAGCCCGCCATCATTAGTCAGCTTGCTGCTGGTCAGCAGTTCGGTCCACTGGTCAACGGTTAGCTGCTCCTCTGCTTGGTACTCTGGACAGCGCCAGCATGTCATCACTGTTTCATCGTTGCCGTAGCGCCGGCAGGTGCCATGGATACCGCAGGCGTGCAACTCGGTGCCGCCACCGCAGCCAACTGGGCAGGTTGTTTTTAGTTCAAGCTTGTCGCCTAGGTGCTGGCATTTTGCTCTGCCGCGTCTGGCTCGCTCTTTGGCTAGGTCGGCATTGCTGGCAAAGGTTTTGCCAGGGATGATTGGTGCCGGCAACGCTGGCAACGCTGGTCCTTGGCCGTCCCAGAGTTTGCGGTAGCGCTCGTCGTGCAGGAATAGTTTGCAGATGTGGCAGGCGCAAACATTAGGATCTAGTGGGCACGGCTTAACCATTTACGGCAGAGCCTCGGTGATGGTAAAGGTGCCAGTAATGCAGTCAATGTGATAACTGCCGTCGCTTCCAATTACGCAAGCGTAAAGGCAATTGGCAAAATAAATGTTTTTGCTTGAATCAAATACGCCTGTTATTTGTACCGGATTACAAATGACATTTGCTTCGTAAAAGACCATAGTCAAATAATAGCCATCTATTCTTAATGCTATATAGCCAGTTCCAGCCTTGTTAATTGAAAAATAGTTGCATCCTAATATTGAGTCGTAGCAGTCTGTGCCGTCATTGCGAAAAATTTGCAAGCATGAAGATTCAAAGTTCTCTTTGGAAATGTTGTCACCAATACAAGAAATTGGAAGCTCATATGTCGCCGACAGCATGTTGCAACAATCAGAGCATGTCGTGCGGCAACTTCCACTAGAACTTCCAGAGCTGCCTGTGCCTTCTCCGTCTAATCCGCTTTCAACTGGAAAACCAGATCCAGAACTTCCACTTCCGCAACTACCAAGCGGAGTGCCAGTGCAACCAGCCCAGCTTAAATTTAGATTAACTACAAATGATGTTTTGCAATTAGATACAACTGGATTCCCTGAACAAACATCAGTGAAAAAACTACATTCACAGATACCGCTTCCAGAACTACCACTAGCGCAGCAAGTGCAATTTCGGTAATACTGAAAAAATGTCAGCATTAAGCAACCGTCCCACCCGGAATGGTTAAAGTCTTCTTAGTCACCACCAATGTAGAGCCAGAACAAGTCACATCAGTCACAACAGTCTGAGTTAGATTAGCGCCGACACTACCAGCCACCACCCACAGACCAGCAGCGCTGCCAGATCCTGAACCAGAACCAGAACCGCTGCCGGCATACCAGCCGACGCAGAGCGCCATGTATTTATTGCCGTTGGTTAGCGTGGCGTTGTTCGGCTCGATGACACTGACGATTTCATAGTCTGACCATGTGGCGCTGTAGGCCTCGCTATTTCTGCCGAGTAGTTTGGCCGGGTAGGTGCCGTCTGACTGTTTGGCACCTGTTATTTGCACCACCCGAACAGCAACGCCCTGCACCTCGTACTGCTCGGTGAGATGCTCGCGGAATGTTGGTGCCATCCCGCCACCTTCAAACGCCTTCAGCATTTTGCCTAGGCGCTTGATCGTCTCTAGCTCTAGCGAATAGCCAGCCATTAGAGCGGACTCGGGAAGGTAATAGTGCGGTAGATGTCCCAAGCCTTGTAGTACGGCTTGGTGTTGGCGGCCAGCCTGTTGGTGCTGCCATCCATTAACACAGCTTGAGTGACAGGCTGTTGCCCAGGCGGATCGGTGAACGCTGTGTACCGCGTGCCATCCCATCGGCGTTTGCCGGCATCGAGCAATACCAGCTTCCAACCGAGCACAGGCCAACTGGCACCTAGTTGCACCCAACCGCTGGTGTAGGTTGTGGTGCTGGGCCTGAACTCAAATGCCAAAGTCCATCGCCAGTAGGCCAAGCCGTTTTCGTAGACTGCCTGAGCGTTTAGACTGTTTAGCCTGGTTGTTTTCGCACCAAGCGAAATGGTTGATCCGGGTGGTGTGATGGTCAGCGTGGTTGCGTTCAGTTTGCCAACTGCGCTCATCCAAGCTTCAGATGGTGGAGTGGATGCATTCAGGCCGATGGTGATCTGAGCGCCAAACTTCTGGATTTCACTGGCTGGCAGAAATGGATCATAGGCGCTGTTGAGAATTGCGTTACCGTCCACATCCCCACGCAGCGCTTCTGGGTAGGCCACTGTAGATATTTGGTAATCTCTTGGCCTTGATAGCGGTGACTGCACGCGGTCCGCAGGCGCTTGGCCCTGCTGCTGTGTGTCAATCGCAGGGTTGCCAGTGGCACCAGTGCCAGTGCCACCGCCTTGGAAAGTATCGGCGTTGTAGGCGTAGTTAGCTGTGACACGCCACAGCGTGCCATCGTTTTGGTCCTGGTCAACCGAGAAACCAACGCAGTAGGCGACAGGATCTTCAGGATGAACTGACCACACCAGCGGCAGGCTTGGATGGCTGCCAGCGTAGTAGGGACCGTAGCCAGCGCTGTCGGTCTTGACCAAGAAAACTCGTTTGTAGGCTCGCTGGTAGCGCTGATCAACGCTGCCGCTTCGGCCTTCGATAACTTCTCTGAATAGCGTGTAGGCCATTGGTTACCTCAGATGCCTACCTGAACTGTGGCTGGTAATTTAATTCCTTGGAGTGCCTTTAGCATTTCCTTCTCTAGTTCTGTTTGCCTTTGCGCCTCGATAGTGGCAGCTTCTACAGCCGCCTTGATTTGCTCTTGGATGTTCTGCACGCTTTCGCGGTTGTTGTTCCTAATGATTGCTTCAGCCGCTGCAGCACTACCAGCCTCAATGCGCTGGTTAATTCCGGCATCAGGCTGATTCATCTTGGACATAAAACCTGAAAGCGCGGATTGGATTTCACCTGGATTAAACACAGCGCCGACTTGCTTGGAACGTAGTTGCAGATCGCGCAGGTTTGAAAACTGGTCGGTAACCTGCTTAGCATTTGGCAGCTCTGGTCCTGCGTTGGGAGGCAGTTGCGCCCTGTCGCCAACTCGTGCAGCATCCAGCTCTTTGGCCTTCTTTCGAATGTTGTCAAAGAATTTGTCAATCTCGCCTTTGTTTTTCTCTGCTGCCGCTGCTGCCGCTTTGGCTCTCGCCTTACCTAGCTTGTCTTCGCCTTCAAGCGCTCGGTTGATAGCGCCCTCGGCACCTCCACCAAATACGCCAACAGCGCCAAACTCCAGCCTGGCGATGATCTTGTTAACCTCTGCCTCGATCTTGGCAAAGATCGTATCAAATGCAGCTTTCAAATCGATTGCCATTTTGGCGAAGTTTTGCGCGGCATCTAGTGCGGTATCTCGCACGCTGATAAAGGTCTTTTCTAATGCCGCACCGCGTTCCTTTGGATCGAGGATTGGCATAAACATATCGACGATGCTGCGGACAATTAGCGTGATCGCCTCAAACACGCCACGCAGCGAATTGACGAATGCCGTAACATCCAGCCCCTTAAGCAGGCCATCACCCAGATCACGCAGTAACTCGGTAAATCCTTCACGCAGCCTTCCCAGTTGGCCTTCTAGGCTGTTGCTAATCCTCAAAGCAGCCTCAAGTGCCTTTGGCGAATTGGCCGCCTCCTGCATCGCTTGAATGGCTGTACTGGCCAACACAGCACCATTCTCAACTGCTTTCTGCGCGTCACGAATACCGTAAAACTGACCACTCACTCTTGATAGTTTGTCTGCCAAAGCTTGGTAAACATTGATGCCGCCCTTCTGCAGCGCATCCAAAGCGCTGCGCTCGGCTATGCCAGACTGCGCCATCGAGCCTATGCCACTGGTCACCTGGCCCATGCCGCCTTGGCCGAGCAGTGGCGAAATCTTTGAGAATGTGCGCAGCAGTTTTTCGGCATCGCCTGCGTTTAGGCCGGCTGTTACCAAATCTTTAAAGCCACCGACCAACTCACCAAGTGGCACACCCATGTCGCGCGTGATCTGGCGCAGGTTTTCGAGCGAACTGGCACCCGCATCGAAGTTGCCGACCAGAGCACCCATCTGTATCTGCATCGTTTCCAGTTCACCACCTAGTTTGACCAGCCCAGACAAGCCGCTGAACATCGCCTTGGGAATAGCAAACGCCAGATTCATCACGCCGCGAATCATCTCGATGGTGGCTTTGAGGTCGTTCATGCCTTTCAGCATTTCTTTAATGCGTTCGATGAAAGACATCTTGGCCAGTCTGTCGGCCTTCTGCTGTGCTTCCAACTTGGCTTTTTCTGACTTCTCAAATGCCAACTGCTGCTTCTCGGTCATACCGAAAATAGCTTTTTCCTGTGCCTCTTTTTCAAGTAGTCGTTTACGGTCCAGCGCGCTTAGGCCGGCCAGCATCTTCTGCCGCTGTTCCGCCTCGGCCTTGGTTTTTTCTGCTGTTGTTTTGCTCAGCTCGTAGGCCTTCTGCTGCTCTGGAGTCATCGTCATCAGCAAGGCGCGCTCTTTCTCCTTCGAGAACATCAAGTCCTTTTCCAGCAGTGTCAGCTTTGAAATCATTTCGGCGCGTGCTTTTGCCGTAGCCTTTGCCTTCTCATCGGCGGCAGCCTGCTCTTCAGCCTGAGCAACCATTTGCTCGTAAAGCATCTGGCTGGACTTTGACATAGATTTAAGATTTTGCTCGTCTTCCATGCGAGCAAGCGCGCGCTCCTGGTCGAGCTCGGATAGTTTGCTAAGGCTTTTGATTTGGCTGTTGTCGAGGCCGAGTTGATCGACCTTGCTGCGAATCATCTGCGAGAAGTTTTGCGCAGCATCCAGTGCGGCAATGCCAGTTTTTCTTAATAGCGTGGAGGTTTTGGCTAGGCCTGCTTCAGCCTCCTGGCCTTCCCACGCCAGGTTGATTGCCATTCTGCTGATTGTCGCCATGGACTTTGCCTCCTAGCGACTTCAAGTATGTCAAAACGGATGCCTGATCAGGCTCTTTGACTGTTTCAAATTTAGGCATCCAATCGCTCACCTTGGTGTTTTTGCACCATGGAGCGGCTGCCGCGTAGCAAGAAATGGCATTCAGCAGATCCAGCCGATACGATCCCCACGGCTCGACCGCCAAGAGTGCTGCCCACTCGCTCAGTTCACCGCTCGACATGCTGGAGCCTAGCTGGCCAACCGTCATGCCTAGGTGGCCTGCCAACGCGAACAGCAGCCGCCGCGTTGGATTGGCTCTTAGTTTTTTTCCAGTTCATCCACATCGGATTTGCTGATCTTGTTCAGGCGCATCGATGCATCAAAGATGCGGTCCAGCGCTGATGCCGGCAACTCGCCCAGCGTGTGGATGTCCGCCTCGGAAAACAAACGCTTGCCATCTGCATCGCAGAGGGAAATGCTTGCCAGCCGAGCGCGGATATTGATTAGTTTTGCCGTGCCGGATTTGTCCAGGCTAGCCTGTTCAAACGCGTCACGCTCTGATGCCGTCATCTCTCGGAGGTTAACAGTGCCGCCCCATTCCGGCACTGCTAGCTCGATTAGTTTCCCGCCCTTTTTAGACAGGATCTCATCTCTATTTAAACTCATCGCCCATCCTTAATTAAACTGCGGTTACTTGAATTGTCACACTGAAACGCAAAGCCTCGTCACCAACTGCCACGCTTGGCTCTGTGACTTCCATGATGTAGCCTTGGTAGCTAACCAGCGCATCGATGGTGGAGCCAGGGAAATTGATGCTCAGCGTTACGCTGTTGTAACCGATGCTCGACCCGGTCACAGTCGCTTGCCAATCGCGCAGCGTTTTTAGTGTATTTGTGGCAGTTGCTGTGTCTTCAAGGTAAACCTCAAACTGAACAGTGCCTGGATCAACGCGGCTAGGCAGCTTTTTCAAAATGTAATCGCTCAATGCGGTGACATCAGCCATTGCCACTGATCGAGTGGTGCCGGTGACGCTGAGAGCATTCAGCGTGATGGCTGTGCCAGTAGCTGGCGTGAGAGTTACAGTCGTCCCTAGTGGAAGTACTACAGCCATTTCATTCTCCTTATTCCGTGTATGTCCCGACAATCTCGATAGAGATTATGCGGGCTGACTCGTCCGATCCGTCCTGATAAACTTCGTTTGAACTAGACTCTTCTTCGACCCGCCACGAGTGGATAAACAAACTGCCAACTGTTTGCCGGCTTGGTGTTGCCGTTATGGCTGCAGCAATCCAGTTGGCTGTAGCCTGCGAGCTACTGCGCGTCTCGCCGACCACGGTGACTTGCACCCGCTCAGTAGTTGCCACCACGGCACCGCTGGTGGTGCGCTGGCGCTGGCGGCTGATCGATTGGTAAACCGCATAGGGTTGGCTAGTATTGCCTTGGCCTGTTTGGTCTGGCGAAACACCACCAGGCAAATAGGTGGCGTAGCCGGTGTAGGCGGCTAGGTAGGTTCGCGCTGCCTGACCTAGCACACTCATTAGAGCGCCTCAATTAAGACTTGGCGTTTGTTGAAGATCTTGTTTTGCTGCTCTTCAAAAACATCCTTTGTGTCCTTGATAACTTGGCTACTGCTTGCGCCTAAAACCTTTCCGAGCACATTGCGTCCCGGTACTGGTCGAAGCTTGCCGCTGCGCCAAAGCTTGGCGGTAAAGCCTTTTTCGATCAGGTGCCAATAGTTGGTCGGCTTCACGCGGACCATCACATTGTTTTGTGCTTTTGCGTTCCTATTCGGCTTGTGCCACTTTTTAAATGCCATCGATACGGTTTTGCGATTTGCGCCGATTACCGCATGGACTATGCCTTTGCGGCTGGTTAGCACGCGAACATCGATGCTCTTTTTCAGTTGGCCAGTTAGGCCATAAGTCAAAACCTTTTTGCCGCTGTGTATGCTTCTGGTGCCTCTGCCTGGCAGCAAGGTCTTGATGTCTTGTTTCATTCGCACGCCAGAGCGCCTGGCTGCCAGCCTGAAGATTCCGTTGATGCTAGCGCCCATTGCACGCAGTTGGCCGATGACATCGTCCAGCCCGTTAAAGTTCATGGAAACTAGGCCGGCATTGCGCTTACCGTCCAAATAGACTTCACGCAGCTGCCCGCCAATGCGCTCGCGCCGGTAGGGATTTCCTCGGTCATCGTGTCTAATCTGGCTAGCCATTACGCATTTTCCTCAGCATCGATCTCAAGCGAAATTCCTCGCTCCTCAAGATCACGCACGCCTCTAACATTGAGCTCGCGGCTACCAAACAGAATGCGGTGCTCGGCGGTCACATCGGCTCGGTGGCGAATCGTCACGCGGTGTGTGATGTCTGCCTGCTGCTGGTTGGCTAGCTGGCTCTCGGTCGCAGTCACTGGCAGCACCTTGCCCCAAACGGTGGCGTAGGTTGACCAGGTGCGAGTGGGCTGGCCGTAGCTGTCTGTGCTGTCGGTCGCAGACTGCAGCTCTAGACGGTGCCTCAGCTCGCCGATGATCACTGGTAATCACCTACCGAGTAGATTTTTAAAATGCTGTCTACTGCCAATGGCACTTCGCTCCCGGCACCTGGCTGAACCGCAGAACGGTTTTCGTACCAGTGCGCCACCAGAAGCTTGATGGCTGTGGTCAAAAGCGCCGGCACGTTGGCAGCAGCAGCGCCATTGCCGGCAACATAGTCCACCTCAACCGCGTTGGCCTTGCCGTTCTCGGTGTTCGGCCAGATGTCCAGCGGTGTGAGGTTTAGCCTGGGCGGGTTGGCATCGAGGTCTAGTTCGAAATCACCACCGGCAAAGGTTAATGTGGTTAGTGTGCCGTTTTCGTCGTAATAGCGAATTCTTGGCATCGCATAGCTGTAGGCACCAGCAACAGCGATTTGCACCGCAGGCCCGCGCAGCAACTCGATAGCGCCATCTGGGAAATAGTCCATGGTCTGGCGGTAGGTGGTGTTGACCAATGGCCGCCGAGTCTGCCGTTCGACATAGTCACGCCCAGCAGATACGAGCGCACTGATTAGCGCATCGTCTGTGCTGTGGTCAACGCGCAAGTGGAGCTTCATGTCAGATAGCGACACTGGCTCCACCGTTGCGGCTGTAAGTACTTTGAGGCCCACTAGCGCTTGCTCCGTTTAGCTGCCTGCTTGGCCTCGGGTGTTTCCACCTCGCCTGTCTTTTCTTCAGTCAGACTATCCACGCAGATTGCAAAACCAGCGGCAATGATTCTATTCGCATCGGCTGCATCAGGATTATCCCAGATTTCACCGACACGGAACGTGCCTAGTGGCCCTGAGATGCATTCGAGCATTTGAATCTTCATTGCCTTGGTTTCCTGATCTGCGTGGACTTGTCAAATGTTAAGCCTGCACCATGTGCTTGATAGCGCCGGTTGCGAGGATCTTGCTGTCAGTTCTGGCCCATGCGGTGAACCCAACTGCACCGTTTGCCGCGTACAGTTCGTCCAGCCGTTGGATGCGGATGTTGGCCACATCGCGAATCAGGAACTTGTTCATGGCACCGAACACCATCGTCTTGAGGCCAGTGGTGATAGCGCTGTTCAGGCTGTTGCTGATCACAACAGGGAAACCATGAACACGAATCTCGCCAGGGAAGCGGTAAGACTCTTGGAACAATGGTTGGCCGTAGCTGTCGGTCAGCTTGCGCACATACAGCCACACAGTGTCGTGCATCACCAAGGCACAAGATGGATCTTGGCGGTAGGCAATGTCGACGCTGTGGATCAGGTCAAGGATTTCTGCTGAAGTTATGGCAGTTGCGCTGGCAGTGGTCTTGCCTGCGGTGCTGGCCGCAATTCCCTGCGGTTGGCTGGAGCCTGTGCCTGTTGCGACATAGTCGGCCATGATCCGGCCAAGGCGCTCGCCGAGCAGGTCGCCAATGTAGGTTTCGAGGTCAACGGCGTTGTCATCGAGCAACTGCCAAGAAACCTTCAAAGCCTTGCTACTCATGGTGTAGGCACCAAGAGAGATTTGGCCGAATGAGGTATCGGCTACGGTGAGTGCTCCATCTTCGGCCAACAGCACGCCCTTGGTGCCGGTGTCGTCGTTGGTCGGCATGGTCATCGGCTCGCCAGACTCGGTGCGCAGCACCTGAGCGTATTCGCGCAGCGGGTTGAAGTAGAGCAGCGCCTTCTCGATGCGCTCGACCAGAACGGTTGGCACGTTATAACCGCCGAGGCTGCCGGTGCTGATCACCTGGGTGGCAGTGCCGCGCTCTTCCAGTTCACGCCGGCTGCGAGGCGCGGTATCAAACAGACGCACATTGAAATCGCGGCTACGCAGGCTAACACCTACGCGCTCGGCAGCGGCTCGGTGCGCATCAGTTGCGCGGCCATTGCCTTCCAAGAACCAGCCACGCATGGCCAGCTTGCGATCATTGTGGTAGTTTTTGTCTGCGAGATCCTTCACGATGTAAGGCGTGTTCAATGGCATGGGCTTGCTCCTGCGGGTGGTCTGCGTTTCCAACTTTTCCAATAGGCTGGCGCAACGCGCACCAACCAAATCCAATGTTCTTTCAGCCTCGGCAGCCTTGTCAGCGCTCGCCATTTCCTCTTCAGGCACAAAGTCCATGGCCTCTTCGATGGCGGCTACCCGCGCATCTAGGTCGGTAACCTGCGCCGTCAGCGCGTCCATGGCGGCTTGCTCTTCTGGAGTAAGCGCGCGGATCTGCTCGACCAGCGCGGCTCGCTCCTCGATCAACTTCTTCAACTCTGCGATCTCTTTCATGTGAATCTCCTTTGAATCAGAAAATAAAACAGTGGCAGCACGATAGCCGTGCGATGCAAGCCATCGCGCGCGCCTGTTGTCAAATTCCACATGTCGCAGGCCGCGCAGAGCAACAGTGGTATCCGGGTAAGCAGGTATCGAAACAACCGATACCTCATGTAGATCAATGCTGTTTAGCGTTCGCAATGCGTTGCCTTCTTCGTCCTTGTCCCAAGCGTCTCCACCGGGTGGCACAAGAAACCCGAATGACATTTGGTTCACCACGCCAGAGCGCACCAACTGGCGCAGGTCGTCTGCGTAGCTCACGCCTTCAGGCAGTTCGATCTCCACACGCAAGCCGCGCTTGTCGCTGGAAACCTTGAGCGAGCCGTTAGTTGTCCTGGCTAATGGCTGGCTAGTGTTGTGGTCCCACAGCGCTCGGATGTCGGCGTTGCTTTCGAGTGACTTGTCAAATGCGCCAGGAGTAATTCTTTCCCTGAAGCCGCCTAGGTCTTCGCTCAGTGCTGGCGCATAAACTGCGGCATAGCCGACCAGCTTGCTGCCTTCCTGCTCCAGTTTGCTAGTTCGTTTTTCGAGCATTGCCGCCTCCTCGTTTGCGTGTTGGTGTGGCCCCGACACTGGCTGGGGTGGGTTCTGCGCTGGGCGAAAGCGCGGGGACCAGTGCCGGGGTGGCTGAAGGTGCCGACGGGCCGTTTGGCGCACTCAGCGGTTGCATGTTCAGCGGTTGCAAGTATTGGTCGCCGCCCTCGATTGGCGGCAGGTTCTCACGCTCGCGTATCTCGTTTGTCGAGAGAATTCCCCAGTTTTTTGCCAACGCATAAACGTCGTAACGTGTCTTAATATCTGCTCTGAGCAGGCCTTCAATCAAATGCTCGAAGTAGTATTCTCGCCGCTCGACTGTGTTGAGCAGTTTGATCTGCAGTTCCTGCTCAAGTCGAATTAGCCAGGGGCGCAACGTCTCGGTGTAAAACGCTTGGTTTTCGGCCTCAATCGAACTGTAGGTCTGGCCGGTGTTGTCTCGCAGTTTGCTGCTAGGCACGTTGAACCAGCGAGCCACCTCGGCCACTTGGAACTGCCGAGTCTGTAGAAACTGCGCATCGTCTGGCGGCACACCAAGTGCCGTCCATTTCATGCCTTCCTCGAGGATTGCGATGCGGTGCGCGTTGTCGAGGCCACTGTGCAAGCGCTCATAGTCGCCACGCAGGCGCTGGCGTGCGTCATCGCTCAATCTGCCTGGGTGCTCAAGTACGCCAGATGGTCTGGCACCAGTGCCAAACAACTTGGCACCAAACTTCTCGGCAGCCAATGTCAGGCCTAGGCTCTCGCGTGCGGTGCGCACCACGCTGTAACCCATCACGCCATCGCCACCAAGGCCGCGCAAATGGATCACATTGGCACCGGCCAGAGTGACATGGCCACCTTTTGGCTGGCTCACTTTGTAATAAATATTCCCATCGACTTCGCGGTAAGGCTCGACGCGGTCGGGTGCTAGTAGCCAAAGCGCCACTGCCACACCATCGCTGGCCCTGCGCTCAATCTCGGCGTAGCCGTTGCCGTAGGTCAACGCATGAGCAAACAGGCTCTCCCGAAACACCAGCGAACCAATGCCAGGACACGGCTCGTCATGCAACAAACCATAGAGCGGGTGCTCGCTTGCTCGTGTGCGGGTGGCCCCGTCTCGGCGGTAGGTGATTAGCGGCAGGCTGGCAGCGCCTTCAGAAATGACACGCACTGCAGCCCACACAGTGGCGCAACTGAGTGCGCTTGCCTCATCGACACGCACTCCCGACTCGGTGTTCCTGCCGCCTAACAAATCTACTAGGGCAGGATTATTGAGCACCGCCGCGGGTGATATGCGCTTCTGCAGTCCAAATATGCGCTGAATGAAATTAGCCATAAAGCTAATCATTCAAACTGCTGACACGATCAGCGCCAAACGCAAATGGCCCACTGGTGGTAAACAGCACCGAGCCTGTCCACCTCATGCCATGATTTCATCCAGGTGCGCTTGCCAGACCGGCATGGTCCTTCGGTGCTGCACTGGTAGTGGATGGTTGAAGTGTCTATTCCACCGACTACAACATAGTGCCCGATGCCGTGCGCTGGAGTGGTGAGGCAAATGATGGCGCGGTTTGTTTCGGTGAATGCTTTGAGGTCTTCCCATTCCATACTGCCGGCCAACACATGGCAGCCAATTGAGCGGAAAAACGCCTCGATGGCGCGCGGATCTGTGCCGTCTAGGCTAGTGCAGTTTAGGATTTGAAAATGGCTTGGCTTGGGTCTGCGCTTGATATGTCGCAGAACCACCTGCACAGCGACCAGCCCGCAATCATGCTCGCCAGACTGCCGCAGGTCAGGCAAAGAAATCACAACATGCCCAGCCCGCGTCCCTCGTAAACGCTGGTGCCGGTGACCTCACCTAGTTGTGCCCTGGCTATTGCCATCACGCCTGCCACGCAGAGGTCAATTTTCTCGGTTGATTTGGATTTGCTCGGCTTTATATTGCCTGCGCTGTCGCTCTCGATCACCGCATTGCCCCAGCACCAGCGCTGCACCGGGTGGCCATCGTGCCACAGCCTGCCCTGCAAAACCAAAGACTCTGCAGCTTTGGCAGCAGGTGACATGCTGGCGTAGCCTTGGCCGAATGCCACCACACTGAGGCCTTCCTGCTGCAGTTCTTGAGCCAGTTGCGCTGCGTTCCATCGGTCAATTGCTATTTCACGAATGCGGTACTCGCTGGCCAGTGCCATGATGCGTGCTTTGATTTCGCTGTAGTCGATCACCTCGCCATCGATCAGCGTTAAATCGCCTTTGGCTGCCCACTGGTCGTAGCGCTGTTTGTTTCGGCGCTCGCGCTCTTTGACTGCTCCAGTTGGCGCCCAAGCGAATGGCTTCAGAATGATTTTGTCATCGAATGGAAACGCCAGCACCAAGGCGCTTAAGTCCTGCGTGCTGCTGAGATCGAGGCCAGCCCAACACGCCCTGCCTTTCAGGTCCGGCAATGGCGCGGCGCAGGCATCGAATCGCTCCATGTTTAGCCAGCGTGTGCTGCTCTGCGTCCACTGGTTTAGATGCAGTCGGCGGAAAGACTGCTCTTCTGCAGGTGATGCCATGGCCTCATTGACCTTTTGCCTGAAGTAGTCAGGTTTAACCGATACGCCATAGCCGGGATTGGCAGCCTTCCAGGTTGACTCGATGCGCCAGTCCGCCTCGGGTGGTGCCTCGTAGATCACCGGCAGCATCGTCTCGTCAAGCTCTTGGCCGAATGTCCGAGCATCGGCCACCGCTTTCCCCCGGCTGTAGATCTCATGCCAAAGGCTTTCCCGGTCGTAGCCTGCGGTGGAAATCATGATCACGCTTGGTTGCCGGCGTGCCAGCACTGAGGTTGTCAGCGCCTCGTATAGCTCACGGTCTGGCCAGACGTGGAGCTCGTCCATTACTACCGCTGAACAATTCAGGCCGTGCTGAAGCTTGCCATCGGCAGCAATGCAGCGCAGGAAACCGCCTGATTTTTTCACAATCTCGCGGCGCAGCACCGTGCATCGAGAGGCCAGAGTCGGACAACTTTGAACCATGGCCGCTGCGGTGTCAAAAACAATAGCCGCCTGATCCCGGCTGCCTGCAGCGCACACTACCTCCGGAAATTGCTCGCCATCGGCGAACAGATGGTACAGGCCAAGCATGGCAGCCAGTGTAGATTTGCCTTGCTTGCGTGCCAGGGCGATTGGCATGGCTCGATATTGGCGCAAGCCGTCTGGCCGCAGCGTGCCGTAGAAGGGGCGCACGATGTCCCGCCACTGCCAATCGGACAAGATGAACGGCTGGCCGGCATGCTCGCCTTTGATGTGTTTCAGGCTTGCCGAGAAAATGGCGACCCGCTTGGCAGCGGCTGGGCTTAGCCGAGAATCTTCAGCAGCGCCGATGGCATCTCGTCGCCTTGATTTGCCTCGGCTTGGCTTTCCGCTGGCAGCCTTGTCGTTCCCCTGGTGCGGGGGCTCAGGTACAGGCCGCATAGGCAGTCCCTCAGCCTTGACTCGCAACGGCCTAGCTCGGCGTAGAGTGGGTGCATCACCACGCCGCCTGCTGCGTTTTTGACTGTGCTGCTCGTCAGCGCGTCCAGTTCCGCTTGGAGACGTTCGCACCTGGCTGCGGATCTCGCCGCCAGTGTCACGCTCATCAAATCGGACTTGCCGCCCACGCCCAGTGCGGCCATCGCCCCGATTAGCCATTTGTAAATCCTTTGCTCGTCCGCCTTCAGACACGGCGCTTTAGCTGGCAACGCTCCGCCCGGACGCATCCAGCCGCCCCGATCCTGCGATTTTCTGCCCCTAGCCATGTATATCACCCCATAAGCCAAGCCTATCGTAAATGGCGGACCAAAAACGTCTCCTGCTTCCCTAACGGTCTTCCGGCT